GCCGTGGAGCAACTCGACCACCCCGGGCTCATAAGAGCCCTTTTAGGCCGAGTGTGACGCTCAGGTGCGTTTCAATATTTGACCAGCAACACCCCTCCTTACGGAGAGGGCACTGAGTCGGAACTTTGGAACCCATCCTCTCTCTCAACAGAGCAGAGCGATAGAGCGTTTAGCATCAGATCCCTAAGATATTTATAACGGGAGCTCAGTAAGTCAGTCGATAGCGGTTTGACCCGCCACCGGTGACAGAGCCAAATTCTCTTCTCAAGCAACAATAGCCAGGTAATCCTGGACTTCTCGCCACTCATGAATCGAATATGGCCCTGAAACTCCAGTCTGGAAGCGCTCAACTGCTGTAAGAGGTTTTACGACCTCTTCAACAGTCGAGTCAACACTCAGACCTCAGTATCAGACCGCCAGAGAAACGATGAATATTGTTCCTCCAGCAACCCAGACTCATCAGTCTGAATCCGGTAGGGGCATCGCCCCCTCCCGGGACCCGGATGTTCCATCCCTAAAGAAGTCGATCCAAGGTTGATCCCCCTCAACCTTCGATGGACTCCTTTTGGTAAAGAACAGGAACCATCCAACAATCAGGCCAAATCCAAAGTTCATACTCTGGATCAGACCCTCTCGTCAAATAGCTCCATTCCGGATTATTGATTTTCGCACTTCCCTTAGGCCTATAACTTTCCCAATAAAGCGGAGGAGTTGAACCACGAATGAATTCGTAGCCCAATCCCACACATTATTGACATACTCTTTCAACGAAAGAGGTTCCCGTACTGATTTTGATACCGCCTTAAATTGCCGTAACAATTTCAGTTCCACAAGGGTAGCCTCAACCATTGGATCATCTTCGTCGTCAGGTAGACGATCAGAGATAGTCTCAACAGTCGATACTTGCGCTAATTCGCGCCACAGTACTTCTCACTCAGCCAGTAACTTAACTGGAGAGTAACTTCCTGAGGCGTTATCGGTAATAGCCGAAACCTTTTTATCGACAGACACCAGCTTTAGGGACCCTTCGACGGTATGCGCAGTTATTCACTGACGCAATGCATCGTTGGGACACCCCTCGCCCGCTCACTTGAGCATCTCGGTAAGAGATCGTTCAAGCGAACGGATACGACGCTGGAGTGAGTCTACAATCCAACGGATCAACACAGGTTCTAACAGAGACCAAGCCCAGTTCGTCGATTTCTCTATTTCTAGAGCAAACCGCGAATCGAAGCGAGGCTCCACCGAATCCAGTGTCAACCATTGAACAAAGGAATAACGCTTACGCGCTACCATCCATAGGACCGAAGTAATTCGGCCCGATAAACGGTGGTAACCTTTGTGGATTCCTCCTAGAACACGATGACGGTAGCCTAGTAGAGACAAGACAGACGCATACGAGAGATCCCACTTACGTGAGAACTCCGCAAGCGCTGAAACGCTCAACCGAGCCACTGCAAGTTCTAAGAAGGATACAGGAGATGCCGGAGATCCGCGATACCAGAAGCGTTTAGCAAACTCTAAGGTAGCTCCGCGAGGAGATACCAAAGACTTCGCTAAACCGACTGATACACCGACCTCCGACATCACACGCAGGTACTCTCTCGCCACGCGACCGTCGGCAATGACTATATCATCCCCCAGAACAGCATACCACTCAAACCATGTAACACGCCAAAGACCCTTCCTTACGGTTGGATCCCGACGCCCTACACGGAAAGCGGCGTACTGAACTAAAGCATGATGAGTCAAGGCCAACATCGCCCAACTAGAGAGAGCACCCATCGGTTGCCCGACGGCATATCTAAGGGGGGTATACGTAACCCGCCCTCTAGTCATGCCAGGCATCCGATCCGGGCAAAGGTAGTCTCTATCAACAAGGAGTCTGGACCACTTGGACCCAAACCCCTGACCGAAGAATCGATCAAGGATCTGGGCCTGCAGTGATACAGGCAACCTGTCGGTAGCCGCAGATAGATCGTAGGATCAGAATCGTTTCCGACCTGACTCCAACAACCGTTCCACGGGCTTCACCTGGTTGAAAGTCCCATCCTGGGGAATTCTCCGTAAAATGGAGAAGACCCGCTTATGGAGAGGGGCTAACAGCCATTGGGTCCACGGATCTACCATTGCAAAGACACGTACCTTTCCCGCGGGTTCTTGTTTTAAGCCGAGCTTACCAAGAGCACCAACACTAGCACCGAACGAATCGGCATTAATATTGGCATTCCTACCAAGTTCAACTATTCTATCAATAACCCACGAGTTATTCGTTGCAAGAGCATACGCCCTTACAGCAGAAAGCATAGACTCACTCACATATATTCTTCTGGCCGCCTCGACCACCGAAGACCAGGCAGTCGAAACTGTCCCAGCCTCCGAAGTCGGGGAGGTCTTCAGAATTGGATGTGGCGAGGATCCAAGCTTAAACGTCTCTATCAATGAACTATCAAACGGTGCCTTCGACCTTATTAGGGCCGAGAAACCGCTATCCAAGAAGGAATTTCACCCCTTCTCGAACTTAGATAAGTTCACCCCCGGCGAGGTAATAGTAGAGGTCTTAATGATACCTGGAAATTCAAGTACTCTATAAATAGAGAACAAGGACAACCAGAACCTTATACACATACTATCACCAGCCAGGATTCTCTGTCTCTGCTGATGTGGAATGATACGGGGTAAACCCGTACCAGTCCGCGAGAGTCTAGGACCAAGCTCAGTCAAGTCCTTGATTCGATAACCGGCAGCAGCCTGCTGCAGAATCACAGATGCGACCTTGAGGTGTTTCACGACCCCAGGGACGCCCTGCGACCTGTAGAGGTTCGCCAGAGACCGAGCAAAGACGTAACTGACCTTGACCCACGACGGGTTCAAGGTTCCTACCACAACTCTACCGACCTGTAAAATCGGCAGTAGCAGTGGCAGCCCCGCTTTTACACGGAGCAAGCCAGTGAAGTCAGGAATACGGTTACGCAACCATGAGCGAACAGAACTAATAGTAAATCTATCATTTCTCATCGCTTATAATTGGTACCCGCCTATCGGTCGGACCCGAAGGTCCGGGATAACCATTAGGCCTCGGACATTTACCGAGCGGCTCGAGCCATTTCTGGCGGCCGCTTGCAAGGTAAAGTCTGTACCATCAAGTTATACGGGGATTTTCGCCCCCTTGCTATCACAGGTCTTGTTTGACCTCAACCCCTGTCACCAGGGAAGAGGCTGACAAGTTATACTGTCGATAACTCTCCTATAGTTCCTCACTTCACTCTTCGGTTTCCCATCTTGCGACGGGGCCGCAGGCTCCCCTATCAAGGGGCCTTAAAGGCTTCCGGTCGCTGACCTTATCCCAAGTTTTCACTCGAGACCGATCAACGTCGGAACACTCAAAGAGTGATAGTGGCGCTCAGGTGCCCAATATCTAAGTCAAATTGATGACTCAGACACCAGGCCGGACAGGCTTTGTGTCCGTGGAAGGTACGGAAGTACCCT